AGTACACAGTATGAAAATCTCCGAGTGCCCTCGTCGGTTATCCGAGGTAGTGTCGCAGGGAAAGCCCTGAAACGTCAAGCCCCCAAAGGGCCTCCAATGATGGTGGAGGTGGTTAAACCCAAGGCGGTTGGACGTGTCCAAAAGGACGGAAGCAGTAAAACTGCTAATGGAGCGGGAAACCCGAAAAAGGGTCGGAATCAGCAACCCCCCCTTCAAAAACACCGCTGGTCGAAACTAGATGTGATTTCTGCGGAGAGACGGCATCTAGTTGCTCGTGTCTTTCAACTTCAAAAGGAGTTAGAAAGCACAAGGAGTCGGTTAAGAACTTTTACCGGCAAATCCGTAGGCACCACAAACACTACACAAGTGGGGAAGAAGCCTATAACAAGTGGAGAAGCAGCGTGTGCTGGAAGCAAAGTGTCATTGACGCATTCAACAAAGAAAATCGAATGCTCAAACACTGGGAAGGTCAAAAGACCTGCACCAACTGTGCCAGTAGAGCCATCTCAAGGAACATCAAAACCACGTTCCTTGAAAGTGGCTGGGAAGTCCAAATCTCTTCCATCTACTGTTACAGATGTGAGTTCTTCCAACCACACTTCGGCCAAGGGTCCTACCAAGACTCTTAGCTTAACTCCAAAGGGGCAACCAACTCCAGCCCCAACCTCACCGTCTGAGGTTAAGAGGGATCTCCCTGACAAGGCAGGTCTCTCATACGCGGCAACTCTCGCAGTGCCTCATAACACGTCAACAAAACCCGTGTTTGTTAAGGATGATATCGTTGTAAAACGCGGTATAATCCCCAACAAGAGGATTTTATGCGGGCTCAATCAAGCCAAAGTAGATATAGATCTCTACTACCACTTGCTCAGTGAGTTCGGGTTCGTCCCAAGAACTGCGGAGACATTGAGAAATATGCATGTCAGTGTAAAGCGACACATGAAGAAATTCGATGTGTCATCCTATTCACCTCAGGAACTTTACATGATGGAAATGCGAGCAGTGGAAACGGCTTTCCCAATCCCCAAAGAAGAACAGAGAATCCGTGCTTCACTCAAGAACCAAACAGTGCTTGGTGAACTTGAGAAGCACTCTAGATTCGTTAGGGATGGGAATGTTGGAAATGTTGGCGAGATTGATTTGGGGATGAACAAGGTAGCAAGTTGGTTTAAACCCCGAACGTCGCGTAAGCTTCCTAGTGCAAAATCATAGGAAGTCCGCACTCTACCTGCAGTCTGTATGGAAAATTTAAACACTCATTCCAAACTGTTGCCTGGCTGCTGGTATAACGCTAGAGATTGCGAATGCACATGTAAGCGTAACACCTACAAACTATTCGACTACACATTATCTGAGTTGAACACTTCCTATGTCTACACACATAAGGGGTGCAAGTGCAATGAAGTTGTAGGTCTTAGAGAAAGGCACCAACTTAGCACCGGTTCAAAATATACGTCTAAATTAGATCTGGACAAACATCTAAAACCGCTTGCTAAGAAACTTACCCCCTGTAGCTATGACCATATCATCAAACGCGCAACAGGCGGTAAGAAGAAACTCTTATTATCCGCTAAAGAGTCACTTGAATTCAACGGAGTTAATGCCGAAGATGCCAAGATAAAGATGTTCCTAAAAGACGACAAATATGAAGTCTTTGATACATCAGACCCAAAGACTGTAGCTCCTAGATGCATACAGTACCGTTCGAAAAGGTACTGTTTGCCACTAGCCAGTTATATGCATCCTGTAGAAGAAAATCTCTACAAGGCGTTGGATCTGTCCGGAACACCTATTTTTGCTAAAAGCAGAAATCTGACTCAGCGGGGCGAGGATCTTAGAACCAAGTATGATTACTTCACCAACCCCGTCATTCTATGTTTGGATCATTCCAAGTTCGATGCACATTATCTCAAAGATCTTATCGAACTAGAACATAGGTCGCATTTACGTCACTTTAGGCGAGAATGCAGACAACAACTCAGAAAATTGTTAAATATGCAGTTGAGGAACAAGGGTGCAACAAAACATGGCACCATTTTCCACACACTGTACACACGCATGTCTGGGGACCAGAACACCGGTTCTGGTAATAGTAAGGGCAACTATGCCATGCTCGCAGCATTTTGTGAGGAGAATGGACTGGTTGCTTGCTACTATGTTGATGGTGATGATGCAGTAATCATATTTGAGGCTAAGCCGGGTTTTAAACCAGACCCGGGCTTTTTCTCGCAATTTGGTATGGAAACAAAAATTGAGGCGTATACGACGGAGTTCCAAGACATGGAATTCTGTCAGACGCGTCCTGTCTTTGATGGCAAATCCTGGAGGATGGTTAGAAACCCATCTCGCTTATTATCCAGACTCAATTGGAGCACTAAACCTGTTGTTAACAAGGCTAAGTACTTAAAATCAGTTGGGCTGTGTGAAATGGCGTTAGGGGTAGGTTTGCCAGTTGGACAGTACGTAGGTAATACGCTTTCAACTTTGTATTCTGATGCCAAATATGATGCTAGTAACCCATTGCACTACGTTGCTAGTAGAGAGTTTATGCGGCCAACCAATGTTAGGTTGGTAGAACCAACAATGGCTGCTAGGCTAAGTTATGAGCGCGCATGGGGCATAACTGTAGCCGACCAGTTACGAATAGAAAAGACATCTATTTGCTTGCCAACTCTA